GGCCGTCGCCAACGATGGCCTGCCTATTTCGATGACGAATGGTGCATAATCATCGGGTTCGGCGCCGGGTTCGGCAAAGGCCGGGAAGGATTCGCCAACAAGCTCGTAAAGTCCGGTCAACGGAACGGGCTGAACGTCGTTAATGAGATACCGTATCTGTTGCACTTCAATGGTGTTAGCGTTTGGCGGCGGTGCGCGCAAAACGACCACGTACGAAAAGCCGCCCCCCGCGGCTGCGGCGCCACCGCCAGCCTGCCGTATTACTTGTCTCGGAGACGGCACGCCGCCGACGATGGCCGCAATCGCTTCGCCCGGCTGGTTCAGCTTCTCATGGCGCAGCTTCTCGCCTCTGTGCCAAGGATCGGGAATGATGTCGGTCCGGTTGCGTTCCATGATCACGGGATGAACGGCAAACCCAATTCCGCGAAGTTCGCTTCCGGGTACACCTGATACGTGCGGATGCCCTGACCATCTACCACGTCGCCGGGAATCTCGCCGTTTAGATGGTACGCGACGGTCGCATCCCAGCTTTCGGCGTTTCTCTCAAAACCATACGTCACGTTCCAGCTTCCACCGGCATCCGGGGATTCTCCGCTCAGGTTTGTACACAGCCAAAAGCGCGCAGCATCACCAAACATGAAATTCGCGTTGACTTTCCCGATATAGCCCAACGCACGTATGCCGGGACTGATCCGTTCGCGCCGCCGGTACACGATGACAATATGCGGAACGAATATCTCGATCGTGGCGATCTGCTCGTCTTCGCTCGTGGTTCCCGTCTCCGGGTCTTCAAGGTCATACGAAACGAGCAATGGTCTACGGTTAACGCCGTAATTCGTCTGCTTGGATTCCACCGTGACGCTGACTTCCAGGACGGGCGGCGTGTCTTCCGGCAGGAACCCACCGTCACCAGCCGCGGCGCTGCGCCATTCGATCGTGACCAGTGCAATCGTGCCATCCTGTGGGTGGATGTCAGCTTGGATGGACTGGCACGAAAGCCAAGGAAACGCATGATGCACATCCCCTGTACGAGGCAGTTGCGGCGATCGTATGGCAGTTTGTATTCTCTGCTCGGCGGAACCGGCCAAGCCGGTGATTAACGCTGTTTCGATGAGCCGATCGCCGTCCGTCAAGGACGATGCAACCGTCAGCCCCTCACAGCGGGGACGGTAAATTGTCACCGGGCGCGCCTGGATGGATGGAACGAGAGGATTTATGGGCGATGGTACGCTAATGATCGGGGGCATGTCACTGCACCGCTAACCCATTCCTAGTATTCCGCTCAATCGTGCGCAACGTCGAGAGAATCACATCGTTCACGGGATCATGGACTTGCTGCAAGCGCCCGAGTCGCGAGAGAGACAGGCCTGGTATGAAAGTTCGCGCAAGGGATATTTGCGCGGCACTTCCGGTTAGTGGTCCGAACGATTCTTGTTTTTCCTTGCCCTTCTTAACGCCTAATGTGCCTCCGCCAAACAGGCCTTCGAATAAAGCATGGAATGGCCCCACTGTGAACGCAGCAGCAAAGCTTTTTAGTCGCTCGATAGTACTCTCAGAGAAGCTTTCAAGAATGCGCTTTGCATTGTCACGCATGGCCCCGAAGATGCTCTTGTCCTCGTCTTTGCCGAGGCCGACAAGGAAGCGAACGAACTGAGAGGCTGGCCCCTGACCGCGCTCAAAGCCCTTTAGGCGTTGCGTGATCGCCGTTATCTGCTCATCCAGATGCGCAATTACTATGTCAATGGGAGCGGAGACTGGTTGTTGGGTAATCGTCCGGCCAAACAAGAACTGCTCGGCGCCTTGGAATGTACTGATAATAGTATCGCGTATGCTGCGGATCGTGTCCAGAATACCGTGAGTTATTTGAACGATCTTAAGTTGCACGCGCGACAATCCTTCAAGAAGGAAGTCGATAAGATCGCCAGCGCCGAATAGTATCCTTTCTGCGAAGCCCCCTTGGAACTTGTCCCGAAGGGCGATGATCCAGTCTGTCCAGCGTTTTAACAGGGCGCTGATGATGGGCGACGAATCGGCAAGCACGCGCTCGAAGAATCCTTGCACGGCAAGTGATAGATCAATGAGCCTTTCGCGCAAACGTCCGACGCGCTTGAGGTCCATTTCGCTCATGCGCCCTTGGATGCGCGATGTTTCTTCCAACATGTGTTGGAAGTTGCCACCTACGACTAATGCCGTATTGAGAACTTTGGCTTGCCGCGTGCCGAACAATTCAGAGGCCAAACGTAGACGGCGCCCTGCCAACGGTATAGTGGACAGTGCATCGGCTATGCGAATGAACAGCTCGTCGGGTGCAAGGTCCGCCAACTCGGCAACATTCAAGCCAAGCTCGTCAAATATCTTGCGAGCCTTCCCGCCTTCTTCTTGTGCAGCACCTATGGCCTTAACGAGCCTCGTCGTCGCCCGGCTGAATACTTCCGTGTCAATCCCTGCGATCCGCGAAGCACGTTGAAACGCACGCATACGTTCAACGGATATACCAAGGCGCTCAGACAGGCGCTCCGTATGATGCAAGGACTCAATTAGCTCTTTCGAAAAATGATGGATGACAAACCCGACGATGGCTGTGCGCAAATTGAGGATCGCGCCCGTTAGCTTCTTGATGCCTCTCGTAGTAAGTGCAGTAACGGCACCCAAGGCTTGTGTCATGCCTTTCACGAATTGCGTCGTCTTGGCAACGAGCGCGACGCTGAGGGTGGCGATGGATTTCGTTTTAGCCATGCGCCACCTGCTTTGCTATCCGTGCGTTGTGCATCGCCGCGAATACTTGGAACTTTGAGTGCAAAGCCTCAGTCGTCGGTTGCTGATCTTCCGCGAATGGCATGAAGTCACGGGGCGTAAAGCGTTTCCCTTTCCCGCCCAGTGCGTTGGCTACAAGGCTGTCAAGTATGGCAATGCGTAAATCAGCACGCTCTTCGCCGAAGGGTTCGAGTGCGGCGTATTCCATCCATCCGTAGAACTGTTCGGCGGACATGGACTTAAGAACCGCATCCACATTAGCCTGTCCCAGTTCCTTGCACAGACGGTACGCGAACCTCAGCAGCGGTTGATCGCTTATTTTTTTTTCGCTCCGGGTTACCCGTTATTGCACTGTCCTCCATCGCGTGTTCGGCGAGTTCCGTTAGCACGGATAACGGCTGCTTGAGCAACCATGCTGTGTCATCGTCCTTAAAGACCGGGTTGCCAGCGGCGTCGCAGTATCGAAGGACACATATACGTGCCGCCTGGAAAAGCATTTTGGCCTGCCGACTGCCGGACAGTTTCTCGGACTCCGCCGTCGCACATTCCATCATAATGCTATCCCAAGCGCTCAACGGCTTGAGATATAAGGGGTCTATCGTACCGTCCCATTGCGCACAATGAACTGGCGTCAGAGGCGGCGGTCTATTTTCCAAGTGTTGGCGAAGGTTCATTAAGTAACGAGTTTCGTTACAGCCCCAGTAAGTTTCACTCGCACCGTTGCACTAATCTTGTCACCAATCGGACATCGCAACGATACGTTCGTCACAAAACCATTTGATACGTAGTTGTGTGTAGTGCCTGCTCCCGTAGTGCCGCTGAAGTTAATGTCAATTTGCCTGCTGGGGCCTCCTACAATCGGCAGTGCTTGCGTAGGATCGAAGTTCACTTCAAAGGTGATCGAACCAGCATCGACAACCTCGCCGGATGCGAAGGTTCTTACCGTGTCGGCCAACGCCGTGCCGTCTACTTCGGGGGCACTCCAGTCATCCCAGGACAAGTCGGTGATCGTCCAGGGAAAGAGCGAAGTACTAAAGACGATCGTAGTTCCTGTTCCGATATGCAATGCCATTGTGTTTACTTCGCTACGGCCCCCGTGAGCTTAACGCGCACTGTTGCCGATATTTTGTCGCCGATCGGAGCACGCACGCTTATGTTCGTTATGAAACCGGACAGGTCGTAAACGTTCGTCGCCAACGTTTCCCCGCTGAATTCTATGGTGAAGGGGTCCGCAGCAATGCCTATAAGCGGCAGTGCTTCCGTGGGATCGAAGTT